CTCGCCGATCAGTACGGCTACCAGCACTGTGGAGCTGGAGGGCGAGACAGGTTCTCGCCTTCGGCTGCCTGGGCTGCCTGTCCGGTCCGTGTCGGAGGTCCTCCTGGACGGAGTGCCTGTCACGGACTGGCGTCTTCGCTCTGGCGCCCTCTGGCGCGCGGGAGGCTGGTCGTCTGGCTGCGACCCATCCGCGGTGTCTGTGACGTACGTTCACGGTCTGCCGGAGGTCCCCGCGGACATTGTGGATCTGGTCTGCCGCATGGCTGGTCAGGCCCTTCTGTCCTTTCGCGAGAACGAAGACGCGCTGGCCGCCCTGGCGGACAAGCCTCTCTCCCAGGAGCGGATCGGAGACTGGTCGGCCACGTTCACGTTCGCTCCGGAGTACTCCGTCATGGAGCTGCCGGAGAAGGTGCGGCGCCGGCTGGCTGCCCGCTTCGGTGGCAACCTTGCGGCGGTGAGAGCCAGGTGAGTCGTGTCTCTCGTCTCCTGAACTCCTCAGCGGAGGTCTGGCGGTCGGCCCGTACCGCGGACGGTATCGGTGGCTGGGCGGAAGGCTGGGCCCAGGTTGGCGTCAAGCCTGTCCGGGCCCGCTTCTCCCAGCCGTCCGCCGCGGAGCGTCTCGTGAACGACCGTCTGGAAGCCAGGATGACGCACGTCGTCTACCTCCTTCCTGGCACGGACGTTCGCAGGCTGGACGAACTCCGCACTCCTGGCCGGACCTTCCGCGTCCTGGCCGTCTATGAACCTTCCGTCCCTGGTACGTACCTACGCGCTGACTGCGAGGCACACCAGGTTTCCCAGTAAGGAGGCTGCCGCATGGCTGCCCTTTCTGCTCAGCGTGTTGCCATCTCCGGCACCGCTCCCACGTACCAGTCCGCTGCGGCCGGCGGTGACACCGCTCCCGTTGGCGGAGGCCTGAAGCTTCACGTCTCGAACGGCAGCGGTGCCGCGGTCACCGTCACCATCGTGACTCCGGGCACCATCGACGGTCTCTCGATCGGTGACGCTGCCCTGTCCGTCCCCGCCGGAGGTCACGGCTTCATCCCGCTGACCCAGGTCTACCGGGACCCCGTGACCGGTCGCGCAAACATCACCTACAGCGCCACGACGACCGTCAACGTGGCTGTCATCTCCGACTGATGGCCGGCGGACTCAGCGGTATGCGTACCGCGCTGGCCCGCCTGCGCCTCCTGCCTCGCCGCGTGAACGAAGCGCGTACGGAGGCCCTTCGCGAATGGGCCCAGGAGCTGGAGAAGACAGCTAAGGACCTGGCGCCTGTCCGCAAGGGCACGCTTCGCGACTCGATCGAGGCGAAGGTTAACGCGTCCTCCGGCAAGGCGTACGTCCAGATCGCCCCTGGCAAGGCGCGTGATTACGCCTACTACGTGGAGAAGGGCACTTCCAAGATGGCTGACCAGCCTTTCCTAGGACCTGCGGCCCAGATTCACCGCCGTACGGGTGAGCGCGCAATGCGCCGTGCCGCTCCTCGCCGGCTGGGCAGGTGGTGACATGGCCACCGCCCTGCGCCCTCTCCAGGCCGCGCTCTACTCGACGTTGACCGGGCGTCCTGCCCTGATGGCCCTGGTGTCCGGCATCTTTGACGAGGTCCCGGAACCAGCTCCTTACCCGTACGTCTCCTTCGGTTCCGTCACGGAGTTCCCGGAAGACGCGCACGACCGACAGGGCCTGAGCGCCACCGTCACCCTTCACGTCTGGTCGAAGTCGCCTGGCTTCGCTGAGGCGTACGAGATCTTCGCCGCGCTTGACGCTGCCCTGGACCGCGTCCCGTTGACGGTTGCCGGCTTCACGGATGTCTCGATCAAGCACGACCAACACCAGGCGCTGAAGGACCCGGAGCCTGGCGTTCGGCACATCAACGTCCAGTACCGGGTCCGTCTCACCCGTGATTCCTGATCTGAGGAGGTACCCCCATGGCTGGACTTGACGCCTTCGGGATCGCCCTGAAGCGGTCCGACATGGCGACTCCCACCGCCAGCTTTACCACGATCGGCAACGTGACCAGCGTGTCCGGTCCGGAGATCGAGCGGGAGACGTACGACGTCACCGCGCACGACTCCCTGAACGGCTGGCGGGAGTTCATCGGCGGCCTGAAGGACGGTGGCGAAGTCTCCCTGGAGGTCAACTACGACCCCCGCAAGCACGACGTCTACGTGGCTGACTTCGAGGACACCACGCCCCGTGACTACAAGCTGACCTTCCCCGGAACCCTGGGTGAGTGGGCGCTGAAGCTGATCCTTACCGGCTTCTCCCAGGAGGCTCCCGTGGACGACAAGATGGCCGCGGAGCTGAAGTTCAAGGTGTCCGGTAAGCCGACCATCACCTTCGGAGCGTGATCCATGTACCTGTCTGCTGACGAGATCCTGAACGCGGAGGACCTGAAGCCGGAGCCCGTGGACGTCCCGGAGTGGGGCGGCACCGTCCTGGTCAAGGGCATGTCCGGCACCGCGCGCGACCAGTTCGAAGCCGCCATGATGAACGACAACATGAGCGGCGTCGCGAAGGACAAGGCCATGGAGATGTACCGGGCCCGCCTCGCCGCCGCGTGCCTGGTGGACGAGAACGGCAAGCGTCTCTTTCAGGGCACCGCGGTAGTCAAGCGGCTGGGAGAGAAGTCGGCCCAGGCCCTGACCCGCGTCGCTGAAGTCGCCTCCCGCCTCTCCGGCCTGACGGACGAGGACGTGGAGGAGCTGACGGGAAACTGATCGCCCGCCCAGAGCGACAGTTCTACTTCCGCCTCGCCGGACATCTGGGGATGCCGGTTCGTGAACTCCTCGCCAGGACGTCCTCCCGTGAACTCACGGAGTGGATCGCCTTCGAGAAAGTCACGGGCCCGCTGGACAGTCGACTTCGAACGGACATCGCTGCCGGCATTGTCGCCGCGACCGTTCACAACGCCCAGGGCGCGAAGCGCAAGGCGAAGCCTTCGGACTTCATGCCTACCTGGTTCAAGCGCCGAAAGTCCCCCACTGAGATCTGGCAAGACGTGCTGAAGGCGAACTCTGCGCTGGGTGGGCTGGTCCGTCACCGCGCCGACGATGAAGAGGTGACCCAGTGACCACCCTTGCTTCCCTGACGGTTCGTCTGGGTGTCGACACGGACGCGGTCCAGGCCGGCGCCCGTCGGGCATCGTCCGCGATCCGCTCCATCGGAGCCACTACGGCTGGTATGACCCAGGACGCTGATGGCAACTGGCGTTCCCTGGACGGTCGGGTCCTGTCCTCGTCTCACGCCATGATGACCAACGGTCAGCGTATGCGCGAAGCGTTGCGCGGGGTCGGGTCCGTCATGCGGAGCCTGGGCGGTACGACTGCCACGGGAATGTCCAATGGTCTGCGTGCCGCGGGTCGTGCCGGCGCCCAGACGCTGGGTGGCCTGAGTAAGGCCATGGCGGTGACCAGCGCTGGCGCTGTCGGTGCGGCTGGCGCCATGGCTGCCGTCCCGCTGGCGATCCTGGGTCTGGGCGTCAAGGTCGCCGCTGAGAACAAACAGGTCCAGACGGCCTTCACAGGCCTGAAGGATCACGTCTCCAAGACAATGCAGTCCCTGGCGAAGCCGCTGGTCCAGCCGCTGGTTCAGGCTGCCGGCCAGATGCGAGGCATCTTCGACAGCATCGCGCCGCAACTGGGCGAGATGTTCAAGCTGGCCGCGCCCATGATCAAGCCTCTGGTGGCCGGTATCGGGGACCTGGTGAAGGGCCTTCTCTCCGGCTTCATGCCTGTCATGCAGAACGCTCAGCCACTGGTAGAGGCCCTGGGCCGTGGCCTGGGAACGCTGGGGACCGCGCTGGGTGGTTTCTTCCAGGGCCTGTCTGGCGGTATCGGTCAGGCGGCTGGCGTCTTTGATGGACTGTTCGGTGCGATCGGCTCCATCCTGCCGGTCCTCGGCCAGCTCATGGGTCAGATGTTGCACGTGGCCGGCCCGATCCTGGGCAAGCTACTGACTGCCCTGGGCCCGATCATTGCTCAGCTTGGCCAGGCGCTCATGCCGGTTATTGCTGCCCTGGGCCCTGTCCTTGACGCTCTCGTGAACGCCTTCCTGGCCCTCGTCACTGCCGTCATGCCTCTGATTCCTCCGATCATGCAACTGGTCGTAGCTCTTCTCCCTGCCCTTGTCCCGATTCTCACCGCTTGCATCCCGCTGTTTGGTGCGCTGGGTGACGTCGTGAACGCCCTGGTCCCGATCCTGGTCCCGCTGATTCAGTTCGTCGGCTTCCTGGCTCAGGCACTGGGCAACGGCCTGGCCCTCATCATCACTTCGGTTGTGGTTCCGGCCGTTCAGGCGATCGCGGCACTCCTTCGCGGTGACTTCTCCGGCGCTCTGAACTTCATCAAGCAAGCGGTGGTTGGCGCCGCGAATGTCCTCCGGCTGATCTTCGTTGAGCTGCCGAAGAAACTCGCGTCCGCCCTCGGGCCCATGGCCGGCCTCCTCTGGCAGAAGGTCAAGGACGCTGGGTCCCGCAT